CACTGGTTGTAAATAAGATTATAAGCTCTTATAGGCAACGCAGAGTGTGAAACCGTATTACCACCGCCAACTTGCCCCGCAGTTGGGAGGCCAAAATAGTCTTGCAGTGAACCAACTGCATAGCCTCCAGCTGGGGAAACCTGTTGCGGTATAGAGTAAGAAATGGAATCCGCAGGGTTATCCTGCTCTCCCATAAATTTAACCCAATTCGTCCATACGAGACGATTAGGAACAAAGAAAAAGAATGAGTCCAGATGGAGATTATCCATAACTGGGAACAGTGGAGTCGCAAGTCGACCGAACATCGTGACGTTAACATTAAACGTATCTCCCGGTAGAATCTCCTCACACATGATAGGAACTAAGTAACCACTATCAAAAGTGGTTTTAAGCGTTTTCTCCATAGAAAACTTAGAACGCGGAATATCCGCTTTAGGCACCATAGCAAAGTTATGTGCACTAGCCGACTTATTGTGAAACATATATAGCCTTTATAAAAAAGCACCCCCGAAGGGGTGCAAGGGTCAAACAGAAGTTTGGGCAACGTCCTTACCACGGACGAGAACAGTCGGTGAACCTTCACGAATGAAGGCACCAGTTGAGTCATCAAACTGACCCAACAAATACAAATCAAAATCATCGGGGTGCTTATTCAATGGGTTATCACCAGAAGCACGATTAACCTCATCAGTGAAGTCGCGAACCGCGACATTACGATGGGGAACAAAGAAAGGGCGGTTGAAAACCTCAGCAGCCCTATCCTTAACACAGACTATAAATTGCAACATATATGACCTTTAAATTGTACGTTTTGATAATTGAACTCTAGATTCGCTGACGTGTTGTCTTGCGATCTTTCGAACAGGAAGATTTTCGTATCGTTTCTGCTCTACTTCCAGATCAGCTCGCGCTGAAGGGCGAAACTGCATGTCTAAACTCAAATCATGACCCAACTCCTTTAATAAAGTTTTATAGTACCTAGGGACTGGTGCCCTAGAGCCCTGAGTGGTTATAACACTTGCTGTCGGAAAAACATCCGACATAAAGTAATCATTAAACCACCCCTTACTAATGCCTTTCGACATTATTAAGAACTCCGGATTAGGAAATATTATTTCCCCATCCTCTTTATCAACATACAAAGGTAACGGAGTTACCTTATCAGACGCCTTAATTTTCTTGAGTATATACCTAGCAATGTAGGCTGCACTCTCAAAATTCAAAGTGCCTATTAAGTGGTTTCCCTGAGGCCAATACCTAGAAGCTGTGTTAGATATGTAAGTCCGGTCACCACCAGTAGCACGACCAAAAAGCACGCGATCAGAACTAAAGTCCACTCCAAACAGTGCAATATGAAAGTGGGGACGTCGGGTCTGTTCACCATATTCTCCAGAAGCTACATAACGAAATTTGTATCCACCCTTACGAAGACGTTTAAAAAACTTTTGCAGGTCAGCTTTGACGAGCTGGCCATGCTTGGGTAAATTATCATCATCATATGTAAGGTTTAGCATACATGACTTTTCGTGCATCATCTGTTCGTGGGTTATTCTTATAGCCCACTCCCGTGAATATGCAAGTCTGCATTCTATACACTGACCGCATTTAAGAGGACCATGGGTAGGATGAGACCAAAGAGAAGTACACACAATACCTTAGAAACGTATACCACCACGCATCGGAGCGTTAACGATGTTAGCCATTTGCGTACGACCGACGTTGTGACGAAACTGCTTAGCAGAACTGTGTTTATGTACAGGGGCGCGAGATAAAGGTTTCATTTCATTCTCCTTAGAAGTTGGTGTCAATGGGTACAGTTACATCAAGTAGCGAACTGTACCATTATTCCGACTTTGACGTCGGTTCCGCATCAGAAACTTGCGTTTCTGATACGGCTTGAGGAATAGCCAATCCCAAGCGAATCGCCTCTTGGGTGTTTTCAGCATTGCTGAAAAACTCGAGGAACTCTTGGGGGCTATTATTAAATCGGGCGCGAATTTTGGCGTCCATACGCATAAAATTCTCATCGGCAGCCCTAACCGCATTCATAGCGGATTGGAAGTCGAAAACGCCTTCATAGTCAACATACTGAGGCATGTTGGTAGGAGTGGGTAAAACACCACTCTTCATAAAGCGATCAACGATAGTATTAATATCGGATTCGTCTTTAAATTGTTGTTGCGTCAAAGACGCGTCCAGGCACTTAAGTCCAGCCTGGTCAGAAGCGAGGTCCATATCATAATTATGGGCAGAGCGACAAAAAACGGTTTTCATGGGCATCTCCTTAAAAAAGTATCGTGCCATTATCGGCGAATAAAAGAACGTAATAAATCAATAATAGGTTTAACTTGGTTGTATTCACGACCAATATTACCTAAACCTTTAGCAGCTTCAACATCAAACTTTAAAAGATCGGTTTCATAACCGGCTTTATAAGTTAAAGCTTTAAATTGTTTGCTTTGAGCTTCTAAATTATTTACAGAAGCACGAAGTTGATTATAAACTTCTGTTAAGTTATAACCTTGCTTAATTAAATTTTGGCGTTCTTCAGCCAAATTTAAAATAATAGCTTTAGTTTTCTCTTGATCAGTTTTCATATTACTAATTTCCTGATCGATACGTTCAGAAATTTTTGTAATATTACCAGTTTCAGCTTCGACTTTAGGAACATTCTTTTCAGTTAACTTAGCTTGAGCAGATGTTAAACGACCAGAAAGAGCAGCTGTAGTAGGAGAAGTATACTGGGCAGATGTTACTTGTCCAGTACTTCCAGAAGGGGTTGATGCACCCCCACCCTTTATATATGCAAGCATAGGGTTAAGCCCCGCAGCGGATAAATCCGCAACTTGACGTTGATAAGCAGAATTAGAGAGTCTCTCTTGATAATCTCTATTTCGCTGTGCTTCAGCCATACTGGCTTCAGTAGATTGTTTAGCAATTTCGGCAGATGCAGTGTTGGTATCAGCTTGGCCTAAAAAACCAAGTGTTGAACCAATAACACTGCCTAATCCTTGAGAAATATCAAACATATTAGAAATGGTCAATTAGACCAGGTACAGAGTACATAGGCATAGGTCGAGCAGCATTAATACGGAAAAAAGCATCTAAAAGAAGCTGCTGACCATTAGCAGAAGCGCCTACGGCTAGGTTACGCGCCAAAGGCGGCGTATCTTGAATGAACGTAGTATTCAAAGTAGGGAGACTAGTAAACTTCTGGGCATAATGCCACGGGTCAATAGTGCCCGTAGAAGTGGATTTAAAAAGTCCAGTAATTTGCGATGGGTTGTAACGATACTCAGCCCATCTCTCTTGATAACCAAATACGTTGGAGTCATTAGAAGAACCGTCACAATAAATCTCCTTGTTTAAAACAGCTTGTTCACCGAGAGTAGCAAAAGCAGGAAAATAAAAATCATAACGAGTGGAACGAGACCATAACTTACGAATACCTTGTTGGTACGTAAGATCAGCTCGTACAGACACAATGCCAATAACATAACCATGTTCAACAAATGATTGTGTAAAGCCATGGCCTTTAGCCATGTAGGTGCCAAACGCGGCAAGATTGCCTTGAGGTGTAGTAGTACCTGATGCACCAGTACCTCCAGTTTGAGCAATAGGAGAAATATTAATAGGTGTAGAACCACCGCCCAAATATTCGGGACGTTGGAGACGAGCATCTGGAGATGCAACACCAAAATGAGCGCGGATTATCTCGGTATACCGAGTACCGCCACGGGCGTCGCGCTCGAGCAACTTTTGAATCTGAAAAGATTGACGAAGCTGATTGATAGTAGCAGCAGTAGCCTGACTTAAATCAGCATACAAACCAGAAGCACCGGCGGTTACAACGCCGAGACCCTTACTGACTCCTGAATAAGTACCAGAAGGAGCAGTACCGGGCACTTGATTATAAGTGCCAGTAGATGAAGAAAATAAACCAGAAACATTGGCTGTTAAGCCCATGTTATTAGTAGTACCGTCAGTAAGACCAAGGTTCTTACCAGTGCCAAACACTGGAGCGGAAGTGCCCAAAGGTAGGGTTACAGCAGTACCACCCTTTTGAGGCCAAGGCAAAGCCGAAGTAAAGTAGTCGTGTCGCTTACCGCGACGTAGAAGAGTATAAGTAGAAGAAGGAGTAGTATCAGGGCCGTCGCCCTTATCGACTACAGTCGAATTTTGCAAATTCTCATCACGGAACCACTGGTTGTAAATAAGATTATAAGCTCTTATAGGCAACGCAGAGTGTGAAACCGTATTACCACCGCCAACTTGCCCCGCAGTTGGGAGGCCAAAATAGTCTTGCAGTGAACCAACTGCATAG